ATTTAGTAAGACTATATACCCATTACCACCTGACTACGAAACCATTACAGACAATACGATGTGGGACAAAACTAAGCATTGGCAAATGTTGGGAGGTGTTGACGCTCAACAATGGCAATGGTTAAAGTCAGGTTATATATCGACTGGCCCTCGTATTCGTTGGAGAATCTTAGGCAATACATTTCAGATATGGCCTCCGTACAATACACAAGAATATTTAGGTTTTGAGTATAGATCAAAAGGCTTTGTCAGGAACGTGGCTGGTGATGTATTAAACAGCTTTAGTGCTGATACAGATACAACGGTATTGGATGACACTATTATGGTCTTGGCTACTAAACTTAAATACTTCCAAATTAAGTCCTTTGATACAACGTCTTTGTACCAAGATTATATGCGTTATTTAAATATCGCTAAGGCTAATGACAAGGGTTCTGCTACATTGTCCTTTGCACCACAACCAAGCGCAGTACTTATCGGTTGGGCAAATATTCCAGATACTGGCTATGGGTCTTAGTCATGGCACAAGCCCAACGTAGAACGGCAGCAACAACATCGATGGCAGCAGCCATTGGAGGATGGAATAATCGTGATTCTTTGGCAGAAATGCCTCCTCTTGATGCTGTGGAGATGGTTAATTTTTTTCCAACACCGACTGACGTTACTTTACGCAAGGGTTGGGTAAAGACTTCTATAGGTATAACAGGTCAAGTTAATACCATTATTAATTATCCGACCAGTTCAGGATTTCAGTTATTTGCGTTTGCTGGGACAAGTATTTATGATGCAACAGGTTCTACGGCAAGCGTAGTATTTACTGGACTTAGCAATTCTAAGTGGCAATTTGTTAATATAACAACGGCAGGTGGTAATTTTATTATTGCCTGTAACGGTGTAAACCCTGTTCTTATCTATGATGGCTCGTTTTGGGCTTACATGGCTACAACATCAACGGCTCAGACTATATCAAGTATTACTAGAGGCGGTACAGGTAACTTAACGGCTACCTTAACAACGGCTTCAGCGCATGGATTAATTACAGGCAATCGTGTATCTATATCGGGTGCAACTCCGACACAATTTAATGGTATTTATTCTATTACGGTAACAGGTACAACAACCTTTACTTATACAATGGCATCTGCACCTAGCGGTAATGCTACCGTAATGGGAACATATACCGTCAATGGCATTACAGGAGTCAACAGTAACACATTTGTTAACGTCAATTTATTTAAAAATCGCTTGTATTTTTGTCAAAACAATAGTTTAAGTTTTTGGTATCTTGATGTTGAAGCCATATCAGGAGTCGCTACTGAGTTTGCTTTAGGTGCATTCTTCCGTAATGGTGGGTACTTACAAGCAGCAGGTACATGGACATTAGACGCTGGTTATGGTGTAGATGACTTTATTGTATTTGTTAGTTCAATGGGCGAGGTTCTTGTCTATAAAGGATTTGATCCTAGTGACCCTAATAACTGGTCAATGGTCGGTTTATGGCAAATGGGTCAAACCTTTGCTCGTAAATGCTTCTTTAAATGGGGTGGAGATTTACTCTTGTTGACACAGGATGGTCTTGTTCCGTTGACTGCTGCGCTTCAATCAAGTCGATTAGATCCAAGGATTAATCTTACAGACAAGATATTTTATGCGGTTTCATTAGCTTGTAGCGTCTATTTTGCTAACTATGGATGGCAAATTAACTACCTTGCTGAAGCCAATATGCTGATATTTAACATTCCTACCAACTACGGTACGGAACAGTATGTTATGAACACAATTAATAAGTCGTGGGCAAGATTTACAGGAATTAGTGCTAATTGTTTTGTAGTGGCAGGTGATGAAAATATGTACTTTGGTGGTAATGGCTATGTCGGTCAATTCTTTAATGGATATTCCGATAATGGCGCAAACATTAATGCAACTTGTCAGCAAGCATTTAACTATTTTGGCACTCAGGGACAGTTAAAACGATTTACCTTAGTACGACCTATCTTCCAAACAGATAATGGCTTACCAAATGTTTTATGCGGTATTAGCACCGATTTTGAAACATTACCGTTAACCAATCAATTAGCATTTAACCCAGCAAATAGTAAAGTTGGTGTTTGGGATACGGCTAAGTGGGATCAAGCTAATTGGGGTGGTGGTTTAATTGTTACTAAGTATTGGCAAGGTGTAACAGGATTAGGATTTTCAGGTGCAATTAACCTTAACGTAGCTTCTCAAGGCATCGATTTTCACTGGGCTTCAGTCGATTATGTCATGGAGAACGGTGGGGTTCTTTGATTTCTTGTGATAAGGACTTGATTGGGCCTTGGATTGCCAAGGAACTTGATATGGTTTGGACTACAGAAAACTCAAGTGTAATAGGTTGGATTGAAGATGGACAGGTAATAAATGGGGTTTGGTACGAAGATTTTAATAAAAAGTCGGTAACTTGCCACATTGTATTAAAAAAACCGATGAATAGACGATTTTTATCTATCATTTTTGATTATCCGTTTGTACAATTAGGTGTAGATAAAATAATTGGGCCAGTAAAGTCAAATAATGAAAAGGCTATTTGTTTAGATACAAAGTTAGGATTTAAGGAAGAAGCTCGACTACTTGACGCTTTCCCTGATGCAGATTTAATATTCTTTGTAATGAACAAGAATGAATGTAGATTTTTAGGAGAAAGATATGGGCAAGTCATCTAGTGCGCCACCAGCACCTGATTATGTGGGAGCAGCACAAGCTACGGCAGCAGGAAATGCAGACGCTGCAAGAGTTGCTACGGCTGCCAATCGTGTTAATCAAGTCACACCGTACGGTAATTTAGATTACACCCAAAATGGTACTGATCCTTATGGTAATCCAACTTGGACTGCCACAACATCATTATCAGATGTCGGGCAAAAACTTTTAGACACTCAAAATCAAACTAGTTTAGGTTTAGGTTCTACAATTAACTCGGCTTTGGGCCGTACTCAAGAAACAATGGGTCAAGGATTTAATCCTAATCTTCCACAAGTGGGTATTAACGCAGGTCAAAATTATCAAGACGCTGCAATGTCACGACTTGCACCACAATTACAACAACAACGTGAATTATTAACTAATCAGTTAGCAAATTCGGGTATACCTGTAGGTTCTGAGGCTTATAACAGAGCGCAAATAAATCAAGCGCAAAAAGAAAATGATTTATTGGCTGCTAATACTACCCAAGGATTTAATACAGGTTTAGCTGCTAATCAACAGGCTTACAACCAAGCCATGACTAATTACAATTTGCCTCTTAATACATTAAGTTCATTGCGTACTGGCGCACAGGTACAGAATCCTACGTTTCAAAATGTACCTCAACAGGCTACGACTACTGGCCCTGATTTATTGGGAGCTGCAACAGCTACAGGTAATTATAATTTAGGTGCATCAAACGCTGCAAATGCTTCTAGTAGTGCATTAACAAGTGGATTATTAGGTCTTGGTGGTACATTGGGTGCAGGTTATATGATGAGACCTACTTCTGATATTAGAACAAAAGAAAATATTAAACAAATTGGTTATTTAAATAATGGATTGCCATTATATGAATTTGAATACAAACTTGAATTTAAAAATGATCCCTTAGCTGGACATGGTAAGTTTATGGGCGTAATGGCTCAAGAAGCACAAGAAGTAATGCCTGAAGCTGTTTCTATGCGCCCTGATGGTTATTTAATGGTAGATTATGGTAAATTAAATGAATAATATGTACTCCAATCCGTATACATCATCGTATGCACCATCAACTTTTCCTCAACAGGGACAGCAAGATCAGCAAGGATTAGGGCCTGTATTTCAAAATACGTCTGCACAACAACAGTTTTTGGCAAATCAATTGCGTGAAGGTAATGCAATGTCACAACATCGTGGAAGTAGCGGTGGTGGTAGTGGATTTAATCCAATGAATATGTCAAAAATGTTGAGAGGAAGCCCAACAGGTTCAGCACCTACTTATAGTTATGGTGATCCAACTGTCCAAAATGTATCCCCTGAACTTGATCCTTATGCTTATGGAACAGGTGGTGGCACAACAGGTTATGGAAGTGCTATTGGTAATACAGATGCAGGTATGGGTGATTTTATGGGTGGTAGCAGTATGTTTGATGGTTTAAGTTCAACTGGTGGCGATTGGTTATCTACTGGTGGAGATTGGTTATCGGGTTTAGGAGATTTATTTGCAGGTTGGGGTGCTGGTGCAGCAGAGGTCGGTGCAGAAGCAGCTCCAGCATTAGCGGCAGCATAAAGGAAAAATTATGGCAGATATGACCGGAACATTATCACCCGAAGATTACGCACAACAACAACAAATAATACGTCAGCAACGCATGGCTGATATGTTGATGTCGCAAAATCAGCAACCACAAGGTCAAATGGTAAGTGGTCGTTATGTTGCACCTAATATATTTCAACAATTACAACCTGTTGCTAATATGTTAGTTGGTGCTTATATGGGAAAACAAGGCGATACTCAACAACAAAAATTAGCTGAAGCAATTAGAAATAGAAATGTTACTGAAGCTCAAGATATTGTTGGAACATTAAGAGGAACACCAGCACAAGCTGGAAATCTTCCTTTACAAGGTACTACACAAGCCATTGGATCAATTGAAGAACCTGTTGGAGAATATAAAGCACCTGTTGTAGGAATAGCAGGAAATAAAGATTTAGCTTTAATGAAAGCATTAAAATCTACAAGTCCAATAGCTGCAAATATTGCTAATACATTAATTACTAAATCGTTAGAAGGGCCTAAATTTCATAATGTTGCACAAGGTGCGTC